AGCAGGGCGCGGATTTGGTGTCCTATGGGGCGGCTCATGTTGCTATCCTTTCCAGCGCCCACGCTGCGGCGCGTCTGTCTCTCTCGGGTTGTTTTTCGTCGCCTGCAATGTCTTCCCACGCCTTGATCTGGCGATTCAGACCCAGCGAAAAAGCCAGTTCTTTCTCTGCCCGTGGCGATACGCCGATGTCCAGCCACATATGGCACGCTGAACAGCTCCAACAGGTTGCCCAATCGTGTGCCTTGCGTGCTTTGCCTTTACCGTGTGCCGCTTGGTTGCTATGCGCGGCCACCGTAGTGTCTGAGTCGCCGTTGCATACGCCTGGCACGCGCAGAAGGCAGGGTTCGCCCTGCGCCATCTTGAGTAGGTGCGGGTTTCGCTGGCGGGGTTCTTTGGGGTAGTTCATGCGTATTCCATTATTTCGCCCGTTTCAACGTCAATCTCTTCATCCGTCCATTGCCGGGCTTCTTTGAGCTCCACGCCGTTTGCAGCGCACCATGCGCCGATGTAGTCGCAGAGTTCCGCGCACTCAGCCCGGCTAAGCTGGCTTGTCCGGCGGAACACGATGTCAACACCGTGCCCATCCAAGGCCGGCAGCATTTCGATGTGTTCGTTGCGCGCCCGACACCACGCGGCGGTTAGGAGTCGCTTCCACGTTTCAACGTCGCGCCTTTGCCCGGCCCATTGGGATTGCTTGGAAATGTCGCCAAGCATGGCGTGCAGCAGGCGGTTTTGCTTGCTGGTGCGGGTGGCTTTGCGAACGTCGATCTCGAGTTCACCACCGTTGCCGATAAGCCATCCCTTGATGACCTTCCAGACTTGGATGATGGATTGCCACGCCTGGGTGGGGTTGCGCAGCCGGGCTGTTGCGATGGATTCACTCATGCCACCACCTGCGAACTGATGATCTGCACACCCACGGCAACGATCATGGCGCCCGTCTTGTCGCCCTTGATGTAGTCAATCAGGATGGGCCTGAATCGCCGGTCATTCACACCCATTGCGTCAGCTATGCCGTCGATTTGCGCCTTCGCGGCGGCAAGGCAGTTGTCCAGGTCGCGATGCCGGCCATCAGGCGCGACAAACACGATTGATAAGGGGATTGGGCCAACACCAGACCAATCGCCGCGCATGGCTTGTTTTGTGGCCTCTACGGCGCATTGGCGCGCTTCATCCTTTGCGGCGTTTGTTACGGTCCAGTGCTGGCCGTTGCGCCTGTTAGGGAAAAGGCAGGCTGGCGGGAAAGGCATCGATACGATCACTTTTCAGCCCTCACAAAAGCCGGCCAATAATCATCACGCCCAGGGCACAGCGCTGCAAACACAATCGCCCGCTTGTCCGCTTCCTTGATTTCGACGTGCCTGGCGCATCGTTCACGCCGGGTGCAGGTGACGCCTGTCCATTCACCAGCGCAGAGTTTCGAGTTTGGCGGCAGGGTTGTCATGCTGAGCGCCCCACTGGATACCCGCCACCAATCCAGCGCGTGTGATATTGCGTCACCGGCGCCTTGATGGGCAACCACTCGCGGCCAAGCTCAACGTGATCGGCTACGTCATACGTCGATTCAGTCCATGTTTTGCCGCCACGGCCACGGCTAACGACAACCACGCGCCCATCGCGCACCATCGCCAGCAAGCGGCCTTGCAACGTGCCGGATTTGATGCCGGTTGTGGCCTCGATCTCCCGGCGCGTGCCTGGCATGGCTTTCAGAATTGCCGCCTCGTTTGCAAGCTTCAGTGCGATTTGCTTGTGAATGTTTCCGGTAAGGTTTGTGACTTTCATTTCATTTCCCGTTTCGCCAGCCATTCCAGGCGCTCTGTTGCGTTGTCTGCCATCGCGTGTTTCTCGCAATGGCCGTTATGCGGTCGGCTTGTCCATGCCGGATCGTTCTTGCAGTGGCCCATGCCGTGTTTTGTCATGTGGTTGCTTTCCCATTTTTCGCAGGTTATGCAGGCTGTTTCAGGCTTCCAGATTTGGCGAAGGTTGTCGAGTGACTTGGCAATGTCGGGATTCATAGCGACACTTCCAATCTGCGATTGGTAATTCTTCTCCCGCCGCGTGTCACGTCGTACATAAACGCGATTTCGTCAATGAAGTTCCTGGCCGCGCTGATTTCCATCGTTTCTTCATCAAAATCAGTAACGCAGTCACTTCCGGTTATCCGGTAGACAACCCACCCGGCAGATTCGATTTCACGCTGGCGCTCCGCATCCTTTTCCTTGTCCATGTGCCACTTCGCCCCGTCGCACTCAATCGCAACCTTTGCGACAGGGTTGGCAAAATCAACAAAGTAGCGGCCAACCGGGTATTGCGGATAGAACACACACCCAGCGCCCCGGATGTCGTGCCATAGCGCGTACTCAATCGGTGTGAACACTTGAATCCAATCGACTTCATACGGATCAATCCCCCACTCTTCTGATCCGGCTTCAAATATTTCTTCATCGGCCAATTTGTAGAACTGGCGCAGCGCAGACAACCTCGAAAACCTATCCTTCGGGTATCTGATTTCACGAACAAATTCGCAGCGTTCAGCTTCTTTTCTGAAACTCATTGCGACGTTGGCAAGGGCTTGTCTGATGTCAACAAACCCACTTACACGGTTCTGTTGCGCGTTCATTCGTTGAATCCCCCGCGTCCTTGTGAAACCTTGACTGATGGCACTTCACCGGCCCACGATGAAAACCGCGTCTGTTCTCCAAAGTAGTGAAGGTGAACGTCACCACACCGTCCTTGCCTGTTCTTGGCAACCCGGAGTAGTCCGTAATTCTGAAACTTCTCGCCAGCGTCAGGGTTTGCCGCAATCGGGCGGTGAATGAAGGCAACCACATCGGCGTCCTGCTCAATCGCACCAGAGTCCCGGAGGTCTTGCAGCCCTGGCAGTTGTCCGGCGCGTTCTGCTGCGCCACGGTTGACTTGGGCAAGGCACATCACAACGATGTCCAATTCTTTCGCCAGACCCTTTAGCCCCCTGCTGATTTCCTCGATCTGGTACGCCCTGGGTTGCTTGCTGTCCATCCCGGACATAAGCCCGATGTAATCGACGATCAGCACATCGAGTTTCCGGCGGCGCTTCAAAGACCTAGCCTTGCTGCGAAGCTGCATGATGTTCAGCCCGGACTTGTCGGAAACGTAGAACTTCAGGTGTTTTGCCTTCTCCACGCCGTCCACGATCCGGTCATATTCCAGCCCCTTGCTCGGGCGCTTGATCCTCGAAATGCTGCACTGACTCAGGATGGCGGCTTGCCGGTCACGCACATCGTTGTGCGGCATTTCCATGCTGAGCAACCCGACGCTGTACTCCCGCGCAACATGCAGTCCGATGGTCATGGCGATGGCGCTTTTGCCCATCGCCGGCCTGGCGCCGATCACCACCACATTGCCACGCTGCATCCCTCCGTCCAGCATTTCGTCGAGGTCATGCAGTCCCGTGGGGATCCCCTTCATCGTCCCGGCTTCCCGCTGTTCGAGGAGGTCAAGGTGCTTGATGGCGGCTTCGTGAGCGTCAATCCAGTCGTCGGAGTCCGTCACGTCGTCCAGCTTCGATAACTCCGCCTGAGCTTGGTCTATGCGGTCCTGAATCGGCGTAGTCTCGAAAGCCAGTTCCGCTAAAAGCCCAGAGAGGTGATGAAGCTGGCGCGATTTGAACTTGTCCACCAGCGTCTGAGCCATCCGGGTGATGGCCCGTGAGCTGTGGTCATGGCACTGCGAAATAGCATGGATTTCTGACGCCGTGACTTCGCCGTCAAGGGCCTCGGCAAGGGTGTACGCGCTGAAATCTCCGCCAACCGCCTGCCGGCACAACTCCGCGTAGATCGTGCGGTGAATCGGGTCCAGAAACACGCCCGGAACCAACCTGTCAGACACGGCGTCGAAAGCCGGCGGGTAGTTGATCAAGATCGACAAAACGGACTGCTCCGTTTCGTGGCTGTTTAGCGCTTCAGGCTGCAACTGCGCGAAGGATTCGTGTTTCATCGGTAGCCTTGTTTTCATAGCTGCCCTGCATCACTTTTTCAAAGTTTGCAGAGCCCATCAACCATCCCAAATCACACGCCCAGTCGGTCTTTCGGCCAGTCAGAAAATCGGACTTGGCGACATAGCCGAAAAACCTGTCAAACCACGCCAGTCCATCCGCTTCCGTCAAAGCCATTCGCTGCCCTTTTCGCGCCCCGGATTCGTACTCCGAGGTCATCACCCAGCGCCACCTGGCCCGCATCGCTGGCGCGTTTTTCCCTTCGCGCCAAAGGCTTTTTCGAGGTTGGGCAAGGGTCGGCAATCTTTTGCCGTAGAGGTCGATCAAAAGTTCATGCGGACAGTCCGGCGGCGAAGCCGACGAAAGAGCTTTAGCTCTTATGTCTTCTTCTGAACTATGAATAGGTTTCGTGCTGGGTTCGTGCTGGGTTTCTATCTGGAAACCCACTGGGTTTTCATTTAGTAACCCAATGGGTTCTTTTCTTGGGCGTCCACCCTTAAGCCCGTTGTCCCTTGCGGCTTTCATTGCTGGCGCTGCTTCTTCAAGTTCGCTGGCCGCTCGCGCGTTGTGCCGCAGGCCATCCCCGTTGACCGGGAAGAACTTGTCGGCGACGAATCTGACCGCCTCTTGCTCTGGCTTACTCATTGCGCGGCACACGCGGTAAAGATCGTCATAGGAGGTTGGCAACGGGCGCTCAGTCGTGTAAACCTCATCAAGCAGCAGCGTGTAGGCGCCGTGCTGCGCTAACGTCAGGCTTGCCGTCTTCCTGGCGTAGTCTCCGATGTAGCGCTTGTAGAAATTCACGCAAGTCCCCGCTGTTCTTCCATCCGAGCCACCTTCTGCGGCGTCCTGGCCTTGATAGCGGCCTCCATAGCCATGCGCCATGCGTGAGCATCAGCAATGTCGTGAAAGCTGCCCGAAGCCTCGTAATTGCCCATTGCCTGCTCCATGAGCTGGCCACAGGACTTGATGTGCAACTCGCGTTCGGAGTCGGTCACGCCCACCCCCTCGACTTGATGCCATCCGCCGCGCTAACCCTGGCGCTGGGCCATTTTGGCGTCTTGTAAGCCTCTTTGCTGGATGCGTTGCAGACCCGCGTTGTTTGCGACCTGGCGAACTTGGTTACGAACGGCGCAGCAATGGTTTTAGGCGCCAGTGTTGCTTGCTGGCGGCCTGCTGCGTTGAGAAGTTTTTTCATGCGTGTCCCTTTGAAAAACCCGCGCACAGGTAGAACTTCCCGAGACAAGCCGGCGAGCGCCTTGAAGGGTCTGTGAGCGGGTTTATCGAAAGGTTTAGCATCTTGTCTCAGTTGGCGTTCTACTGCCGGTGT